CGCTTGCGACGACAGCGACATTCCCCTTCATCATCACAGACATGGTTCTGGACCCGCCGGGCTCGAATGGCACCGACGCGACGTCGCAGTTCAACTATGTTGTGGTTGGCTTCAATAACGCCTGGCTGCGCAGCAACTCTGCTGTGACCGGCATCGCCTAAGGAGTAGTGACCAATGGCTGTTAATCTTAGCGCCATCCGGGACCTTCTGCTCCCGGGCCTTCGCGGCGTCGAAGGCAAGTATCCGCAGATACCCAGCCAGTGGGACAAAGTCTTTGAAAAGGCCAAGTCCAACATGGCTCTCGAGCGCACAGCTGAAATGCGTTACCTCGGTCTTGCGGCTATCAAGACTGAAGGCGGCGCCGTCAGCTTCGACAACAACGCGTCAGAGCGTTACGTTTATAATCAGGAGCACTACGAAATCGGTCTTGGCTACGCCATTACCCGTAAGGCTATTGATGACAACCTGTACAAGACACAGTTCACACCGACGAACCTCGGCCTGATCGAATCTTTCGGTCAGACAAAGGAAATCTACGGTGCGAACCTCCTCAACACCGCGCAGACCTACAATTCTGCGATTGGTGGTGACGGTCAGTCGCTCTGCTCGCTCAATCACCCGATTGACGGCGGCGTGATTCCGAACACGCCGATTGTTCAGGTTGACCTGAATGAGTCGTCGCTGCTCAACGCAATGGTCTCGATCCGACAGAACTTCAAAGACATCGCTGGTCTGAAGATGTTCGCGCGCGGTCGTAAGCTGATCGTTCCCCCGGCTCTGGAGCCGGTTGCGATCCGTCTTACAAAGACCGAACTGCGTCCGGGCACAGCAGACAACGACGTCAACGCGATCCATACAACCGCTGGCGGTCTGCCGGAAGGTTATATGGTCATGGACTTCCTGACGTCGAACTACGCTTGGTTCCTGCTCACCAACATCAAGGGTCTGGTTTATATGGAACGTGTTCCGTATGAAATGGACATGCAGGTCGACTTCACCACAGACAACCTGCTGGTGAAGGGCTATGAAAGATACTCGTTTGGATATTATAATTGGCGTTCAATTTGGGGATCCTTCCCGACACACTGATAAAACAGTGGGTTAGGTAGCCTTAAATTTTTCGCTTTACGCAACCGTTCCTCCGTGTTAAAAGTAATAACTTTCAATACGGGGGATCTAAACAGGATGAAAGGTAAACTTGTAACTCGTCGGCTAACTCATACCCGACTTCTTGAAGCCCTAGACTATCGACCATCTGAAGGAATTTTCTATTGGAAAATAGACGTTCCCAAGAATGTTAGAGCCGGGGATATCGCAGGGGTTAGGTATAAGGATAAACCGAACAAACGGGGGTTCATACTTATAGACGGTGAGTCCATAAGAATGTCCCAGTTGGCTTGGTTTTACATGACAAAATCTTGGCCAGAGTTTAGGGTTAAACACATCAATGGAGATCCTCACGATTTCCGGTTTGAAAATTTAACCTTGCAGTCTGGTATCCCAGGAACGTTTAACCATAAGACCCGTGAGGATCGCCTCGCTTACAGCAGGGCTAGAGCTAAAATTCTAGAACCAAAAAGGAGCGAGACTTTTGGTAGACTGTTTGAGGAGCAAGGTGGCGTCTGTAAAATATGCGGAAACCCTGAGACACACCGGCGCAACGGACGAATCAAGGCTATCGCAATTGACCACTGCCATAAAACCGGAGTTATTCGTGGCCTTTTATGCTCAGACTGTAACACAGGGATCGGTAAATTGAAGGATGATCCGAAAATCCTCCGTCAAGCTGCTGAATACCTGGAAAACCAACCGGGCTCCCAAGCCCTATCGACTGGCCCGGCAGACGCTGCAGAGACGATAGGACGAAACCTCCTGCAGGAGGAAAGGTAGTAAATTCAATGGGATACACGACTTTCACGGGTCCAGTTCGAGCAGGAAATATCCTGAACACGACTGGTACAACACCGGGCGTTGACGTTGAGAACGTCGGTCAGGTGGTTATGGCGCAGAGTTTTCCGTTTACGGAAAATGGCACGCCGACTTTTACGGAAATTACGTTGCCTGCAATTAGTCAGGTTCTGAGCATCAGTTGGACGATTTCGACGGCATTTACGAATGCGGTTAGCGTTGGTGGAACTCTGAACGGCACGACGGTTAACGCGACGTATTTCGCTAACGCGACGACACCGGGACTTGGCGTGACACTTCTTGCTCCGACAACACTTGCCCAGTGCGGCAACTGGATTAGCGCGGGTGTTATTTCTCCGACACAGGCGAATGATGTCAGAGTCGTTGTGGCTGGCGGCGCTGTTGCTGGCGCAGGTCGCGGCGTTCTGACAGTTACATATCTCCAGGGTCCTAACGGCAACACGTAATTTAGAAGGATTGGTACAATGAAGGGACGTACAGCTCGCAAGGATGGCGGCAGCGCCTATGCGAATGGACCGGAAAGCTCGAAAGAAAAGGGCGTGAAGGTTTCGGATAATGACTCGGGTGCCGATTGGTATGCGGGCAAAGACTCGAATGTCAAGGACGAAGCCGAGCAGAAGACTGGCTTCAAGAAGGGCGGCAAAGTGTCGAACTTCAAGAAGGGTAAAGAGTCGGAAGGCATGGAGCTTCTTGAGAAAAAGAAGAAGCACGCCAAGGCCGAGGGCGACAAGCCGGTTCACCGCCTTGACCGTCCGGCTCGTAAGTCGGGTGGCCGCATCGCCCGCGCTTCGGGTGGCGAGGTTGCTTCCGGCCCGCGCAGCCCCTTCTCGAAAGCCGAGAAGACTTCGGAGCGACCGAAGTTCGATGGCATGACCGATATCAACGACTAATTATGGTTGCCCCGCTTCGGCGGGGCATCCTTCATTGTGCGAGGCTTGCTAATGTCTAAAAATTGGATTGCGAAAGCGACCGAAAACAAAGGCGGCCTTCACCGTTCGCTTGGCGTTCAGTCAGGCGAAAAGATTCCAGCGAAGAAGCTTGAGCGCGCAACGCATTCCGATGATCCTAAAGTCCGGAAGCAAGCGGCGCTCGCTGAGACGCTTAAGAAGTTAAATAAACGTCACGGCGGAGACTGCTGACATGAAACCGCTAGTTGTTTACACCCAGAATGCCGCTGGCCTCGGAGTGCAAATTTCCGAATGGGTGTTTTTGGACGCTTGGTGTCCGGGACCTGTGTCTGTGCAGGTTGCGATTTACAACGCGCCGGGTGCGCCTGTTCAATATACTGTTCAGCAGACCCTCGACGACCCCAACAGTCCGGATTCGCCAGTACAAGTACCCTTTGTAACTTGGTTCAACATTGGTGACGCAAATATGGTGAACAGCACCGTTCCGGCGCAGTCTTACTACACAGCAGCACCGCGTTATGTCCGACTTGTGCAGACAGGCGGGACAGGCATTGCCCAGCTGACGCTAATTCAAAACGGAGCCATCTGCTCGTAAGGAGTTTAACAATGGCTAGTTCATATTCCCCTTGGGGTCCGAGCACTGGACCGGGAAGTTTTTACGGTTTTATGCCGTCCTACAATTCTTTCCAGTCGCAGCAAATTGGTGTCAATCCGGGCTATGGATACACGTCCAATCTCGGGTTCAACAACACGCCAAATCCCGGGCCTCCGGCAGCCGACATTGAAGGAATTTTGCTTGAGGACTCGGCTAACGAGTTCATAGCCTTGGAAAATTCTTTAGGCGGGCCATCAGACGTCCTTATCCAAGAGCCGTAAGCGACACTAATCAGGAATTTCATCATGACCGTAGGCGCAAGCGGCTTTATTTCAGGCAGTCCTATCGTTGATGCTGTCTCAAACGAGATGCTCAACTTCCCGTCTTCTGTTCCGGGTTCAGTTCCGGCGGCGCTTAGCCTGACGAACACGGGCGGTCTGCGTGTTATACTGATTGACCCTATCCTAAACGGCATTATCACGGTTAATGGCTCGATTTGGTCGCCGCCTATTGGTCCGGGCGCTGTTAATACGGTTCTGACGACAGATGGAGCTGGAGCTGTTACGTGGTTGCCGGCTGTTCAGTCGATTGACTTTGGCACGACCGGGCTGCTGCCGACACCTGCAGCTTCTGGGCATATTTCGGTTTCTGGCGTTCTTGCGCTTGCCTCCGGCGGCACAGGAATGAGCACCGTTGGTGCAAACGGCACGGCTTTGGTGTCAAATGGAACTGCTCTTACTTATGGTTATCCTGCTCGCGCTGTTAATCTTGCCGGTGGGAATCCTAATGAACTGGCGTATCAAACAGCTACGAACGCAACTGGCTTCGTTGCGGCGGGCGTT